CGAAGCATTGTTATTGTTCCTTCTAAAAGTCTTGTTACACAAACAGAAGCGGACTACAAAACCATGGGACTAGACGTTGGTGTGCTGTTTGGGGATCGTAAAGAATATACTAAACAACATACAATCTGTACATGGCAAAGCTTGAATGCTTTAGTAAAGAACACAAAGAACTACGAAGCAGATGTGACCATACACGATTTTATCGAAGATGTTGTTTGTGTTATGGTAGACGAAGCACATAGCGCCAAAGCAGATGCATTAAAGTCTATGCTGACCACTATCTTTGCTCGTGTTCCCATTCGGTGGGGATTAACAGGCACAGTTCCTAAAGAGGATTATGCATATCAGGCTCTGAACTGTTGCATTGGTCCAGTGATAGGACAACTCAGTGCCAGCGAGCTACAAGAGCAAGGACATTTAAGCAACTGTCATGTAAACGTAATACAAATGGTTGACTATGTCGAATACAAAGATTATCAACAAGAACTAAAATATTTGTTAGAAACAGAATCACGTATAGATTATATTGCTAATCTAATTAATAAGATTGCCGAAACAGGAAATACACTGGTGTTGGTTGACAGGGTAGATCCAGGTAAGCGGTTGGCTAGTAAAATAAAAAATGCAGTTTTTGTGTCAGGGGCTACTAAATCGAAAGCAAGAAAAGATGAATATGATGAATTTGCGATTACTGATGATAAGGTTGCTGTGGCGACTTACGGTGTGGCCGCTGTGGGTATTAATATTCCTAGGATTTTTAATTTGGTTCTTGTGGAGTCCGGAAAAAGCTTTACAAGGGTTATACAATCAATTGGGCGAGGCATTAGACGAGCTGAAGATAAAGACTTCGTCCAGATCTGGGACATAACGTCGACTTGTAAATTTGCTAAACGACATTTAACTAAACGCAAGCAATTTTATAAGGAAGCAAATTATCCTTTTAGTATAGAAAAAATCGAATGGCAATAAAAACTTTAGCAGTTTGTGGGTGTAGCTGGAGTGCAGTAAGTCGGCACAAGGATTACAAGAATACTCATTGGAGTGAATTATTAGCAAATGAACTACAACTAAAATTATATAATTTAGCGATCCCCGGCTCATCCAATTTAATTATCAGATTGCAAATAGATAAAGCTATAGAATTGAATACCGATCTGATTATAATCACTCCAACCTCTCCAGATAGAATTGAAATTCCTAATAAGTTTGTTGATGAACCAGATAGAATTAGTTATGACGATGTAAATGATTATACCACCGATGGAAACAACAAATATTTGCGTTCATTGCCACTATGGGATTTCGTGAATAAAAAAATTCCGGGAATTGAAGATTATGTTAAACATTTATATTCTTCGACTGTAAAAAAACAAATAGATCGTTGGATCATCAGAGATGGGATACATCAAATAAAATTAAAAAACATACCATATATTATTCAGCCCCAATTATTATGGGACAAGAATATCGACATTGATTCAGATTTGTATCAAATTTCCAATCAAAAAAATATAATTGATAATCAGACTTGTTTGTTTTATAATAGAGTTCATGAAGACAACAATTTTGATCCTGGTTATCATACCAGATTAAAAACTCAAAAATTGTTCTCTGACAGATTGCAAATTTTAATAAAAGAACTTAATATATAAACATGAGATTACTAACATTAGAAAATACCAGCTACGAGCTGAATGAAATACCTGAAGAAGTTGATGACATTAGATTCTGTGTACTAGACAATTCCGACCCTAAAGAACCCGATTATTTTTTTATACCCCTTATCTTTTTAGAAAGTTTTAATAGTCCGGCATTGGTCCTTAAAATAGGAAACAGCATAATCAAAATGCCCATCGATTGGCAACTGTTAATTGGTGAACCTGACTTAGGAGATCTCGAAGTAGTTCCATTAACATCTATTAACGACAGGGGATTTAGTGCATTTGCGTTTAATCCAATGGCCAGTTTTAAACCTGAGTTTTTTCCAGTTGAAGTAGTAGACATTTATCAAGATGTAAAATGGTATTTCCCTAAACTTAAACCTGGACAAATGTTGGCAGTGCCAATGGAGACAAATAAAGATAAACCTTTATGTGTTTATTTTGTCAAAGACATCAGTCGTCAAAGCGAAGTAGTTAACTATACAAAGGCATGGTAAAATGACCAAATATACAGAACCAGAAATGTTTCAAGTATTCGATAGGCTAATTCGAATTTATTTAGAAAGTTACCCCGATGATAAAGAAGCAATGACCAGATTTATGAGGTGGTCGTTCAGTCAATACGGATACGATTTTAAATCTACTTTAAACGATGAGTAGTCTTAAACCTGGGGCTACATACATTTACGAACAAGCCAACGGTATAGTCTATGCCAGGGAAGCTCATTCATTGGAAAGAATAGAAATCGGCAGAACGCCTGACAGAGTTAAGAACGATCAATTGGAATGGGATTTATGGAAAGAAATAGTTGAGCAAAGTAAATTTAATCCTGCTTTACAATCAGAGCTAGAACGTGTTAAAATATTTTATCTTTTAATGAAGGGGGATGCAGTAGAAATACAGCATCATCCAGTATGACAGACAAATTAAGCATCAACAATGAAATGGCTCAGCTTGATATGAAAAATCGAGAATTTTATGATGAGCTCACAGAAGAAGAACGTAAAAAATTCAGCACGTATCTCATGATGAAGTATAGTGCCAACGTAGAAGGTAGCACAGATTTGCAAGCCTGGTATTTGTTAGCCAGCAACGAACGAGTTAATATAAATTTCTTTGATTTTAATAAACATATCAAACTGCAATGGCTATCTTGTACTGCTGTCAGTCCTGGCATGGGTAAACAAAGACACTATTGGCTAAGTTCTAAGAAAAAAGAAGGCAGTAATACAAAAATAATTAAGTTTTTAACTAAACTTTATCCCACTTTAAAAACAGATGAAATTGAACTTTTGGATGAAATAAACACAGAAAAAGAAATCAAAGAGCTGGCCAAAAACTTAGGTATGAGTGATGCTGAAATTAAAAAGGAACTAGGGTGAGTTTTGTTTGCAAATATTGCAATAAATCGTATTTGAAAGAAAGTACGCTGATTGCACATATGTGCGAACCCAAACGTAGGTGGCAGCAACAGAATGAAACAGGAGTTCAACTGGGCTTTAAATCCTATCTACGATTTTACGAAATAACTCAAGGAAGTGCAAAGCTAAAAACATATGAAGATTTTGCAGCTTCGTCTTTTTATCTAGCTTTTGTAAAATACGGTAGGCATTTAATCGCTATTAAAGCAGTTAACACTGGCAGTTTTACTGAGTGGTTAATAAAAAATAATAAAAAATTAGATCACTGGTGTAAAGATGCACTATACTTAGAATGGCTACATCAATATTTAAAAAAAGAAAATGTGCAAGATGCCATAGAGCGAGCGCTAAATGAAATGCAAACATACACAGACGCTGACAGTATTTTGCAAAATAATTTTACTAATTATTTTAGATTGGGATCAGGAAACAGGATAGTACATCATATTTCCAACGGAAGAATAAGTCCATGGATTGTATATAACTGTGACAGTGGAGTTAAGTGGTTAAGCGGGTTAAATGAAGAACAACTCAGAATTATTATGGCGTGGATTGATCCAGAGTTCTGGCAGAAAAAATTTAAAGATTATGCAGCAGATGCAGAGTGGGTCAAGGATATTTTACAAAAGGCAGGACTATGAAATTTAAGTCAGACATTGATATCGATTTTGCTAACAGAGATCAAATTCTTGCTTTGCTTAAGCATACATCTGCTAGTATTCTTAAAGACGACAAATTAACCAAGCATAACACTGGCGTATACTTTACAGAAATTCCAATCGACCCTTTTACAGGACTGTCTAATTTAGAATACCATACAGCGGAAGAACGAGGTTATTTAAAATTAGATTTTTTAAATGTGGGAGTGTATCAGCAAATTCGTGATGAGGATCATTTAACTCAGTTACTAAATCAATCTCCAAATTGGGCAAAACTTTATGATCAAAAATTCTGTGAGCAGTTAATTCATATTGGTAATCACTATGATACTTTAATTAATATGCCCGAAGCTGTGACTAGTATACCTAGAATGGCCATGCTATTAAGTGTTATTCGTCCAGCAAAAAGACATCTAATAGGTCAAAACTGGGAAGAAATTGCCAAAACAGTATGGCAAAAACCCAACGATGACAGTTACTTTTTTAAAAAATCACATGCAGTGGCATATGCACATTTAGTAGTAGTGCATATGAATTTACTGACTAATGCAGAAGATGTTATTAACCGATTCGTCGAACAAGAGTAATACTTCTTCTTTTTGAACGTTTTTGTGCAGATTCTTTAAGACTCAGAGCCGGCCCGTATTTTAATTCTACGTCTTTACTGTTAAACGTTTTCAGTGTTGATCTGAACTGAAGCCAGTCTGCTTTTAAAAAAATATTAATAGGCACCAGTCGATTACTTTCCCACCACCATACTTCTCCCAGTTCTAGATATAAGCGTTTTTGCTCTGGGGTACGCAAAATTCCAAAGTCGTAGACGCTGGTTATAACATCATCTAAGTTTTGGATGATTCCTACATATTCATTTCCCCCGTAAGTTAAAAAACTTAAAAAGGGATACTGGTCTAATAATTTTTGATGATCTATTTCCACAATGATATTTATGGTTTGATGTCGACGTGGTTTCGATTCTGAAAAGCAGCTAAATATGTGATGCAAACCATCATAAGCTACTACTACGACAATACAGTCATTATTCAATTTGACATTGATTCTACTTGTTTGGTTCCAGTTAGCATTTCGCAAAGGAATAGAGTTGTGTACACAAGACCAATTAAGATATATAAAGGCATTACTAATATTGTAAAAATAGCAGTGCAAAATTCAGATCAAAAACCTATTGATATCACAGGGCATACCCTTACTTTTAATATTGTAGACGATTATGTTTTTGCAAATGCCAACGTCGTCTATTCTAGCAACGTGACAATAAGTAATGCATCTGCAGGTTTGGGATACTTGGCAATCCCTGGGTTAGACTTAGTTCAGTTGGATAGAGAAAATTATAATTATAATGTAAAAATTAATACATGCTGGGGTAATGTTGTCAGTTATGTAGATGACAATTACGGTGCAGCTGGCCAACTGCAATTAAATTCATCAGCATATCCAGTTGAACAACCACTTAACTTGGATCTTGGTCAAGTCGGAGACGGGACTGTCAGTGCTATGTATGATTTTGGTGAAATTTAAGGATTAAAAATGAGTTTAGAAACCCTATTAGGAATACCATGCCCAACTGGACCGCAAGGCCCACAAGGACCGCGCGGTCCACAAGGAGCACAAGGTCCGCAAGGAGCACAAGGAGCACAAGGTCCACAAGGAATTCAGGGATTGCGCGGCACCCAAGGACCTACTGGATCGCAAGGTCCCACTGGATCGCAAGGTCCCACTGGCGTCACTGGCGTGCAGGGCCCACAGGGAATTCAGGGGCCACAAGGGCCGATTGGACCTATTGGACCTATTGGACTGAATGGAACGCAAGGTCCACAAGGACCACAAGGCCCTGTGAGTAATGTTATAACAGCAAGTT